CAATCTGGTCTGTCCTAATCTCCTCGACCCTCTGCTGGGCTATAAAGCCCCTCTCTGCCAATGCCAGTTCACGCTCAGTCTGGATCTGGGCTAGTTTAAGTTCCTGAGCCTTATCTGCCCTGTCTTGGAAGAAGTTTAGTACCTGTGGCAATCCAGAGGCAAAGAAGCCGATAGCGGAGGATATAAGCGATAGCATTACAGGTGTCCTTTGAAGATGTAGTAAGTAGTGACTATGAATAGCGATGCCAAAAAGCAGTAAATCTTGAGTTCATTGAGTTTCTTTAGGTCTCTGCCAAACTCATCAGTTAGGTTCTTGTTATCTGCCAAGATACGCTGTTTAATGGCTTCTACCTCAGTCCAGGCAGCAGGACCATGCTTCTCGATGATGTCTCTTTTGAGTTCTTCTTCTATCTGCTTAATTTCGTATAATCCACGCCATTCCTCAACGGCAGAGAACACAGAGGTATCTTTGGGCCTGTTTAGCTGCTTCTTGCGGAAGGCGGCTCTGGCCTGCACATCAGCCTTACCAAGGTCTTGGATGTCCTTGGTGACTGACTCCAGTTCCTTACCTACCGCCAATGCCTCTTTGATGCCAGCGACAGCAGCCTTGGCAACTTGAGTGACTGGTTCGCTCATGTTACTCCTCTGCCGTCAGTGCTCTTACTGGGCCTTGGATTTCAATGATATTATCTAATACTGCTCTGTTTTGTGGTGTTAAATTAGGATATAGACCGTTAACGAAGTCTTTAACCCTACTCTTTGGCATAGAAGACATAAATGCCGCTAGTGCCTTTGGTTCAGCAAACAGTCTTGCCATTTCACGATTCATCTCAGGAATAGCGTTCCTCTTAACTGCCCTCAGGATAGCGTTTGCGATTGCAGCAGTTCTGCTTAATAACTGCGGTAGTTCTGCTTCACCGGCTTCAATGCTGGCTACACGGGCACGTTCTGCAAGTTTAAAGGCTGTAGATGACCTTTGTAAATCTGCTAGAACAGCGTTAATAGATGCTACTTGCTTTGGTGTCATTACTTCCTCTAACTTCTCAAACCTAGCACCACCAGAAGCACGTTTGATGGTAGACGCTGCTTCACGCACTGCCTGAGCAAAAGCACCTGCTCTTTCTACGTCCAAAGCAGAATTAAGTTTCTGCTCAAGAGCCTGTCCAATCTGCATCTGGTTAATCTTGGTAGAATACTTAGAAAAGTTATCTAGGTACTCTTTCCAACGTACACCACCGGCAGACTCAATAGAGTTATCGATGTAAGTTTTAATATTCTTTTCAAGACCGGCTGTTAACTTTGCATCCCAATTCTGAGCCTCTTGTGCAAATTTCTTAATATCGTTGCCAATCTCTTTACGGATTGTGTATAAATCACGAGAATCAATAATCCCGTTAGGCTTGACATAAGCAGGGTCTGTAAGTTTCTGACGCAACGAATCAAAGGTTCTTTGAACAACCTCTGATGATCTCTGCCCTGGGGCAACACGAATCTTATCTACATTTCCAACAATATCGTTTACACGAAGAGGAAAGAAACCTTCATCGGCTAAACTTTGTAGTTGAATTGCTTTAAAGTCACGCTCTGCTGTCCTCTGTGCAACAATGTTTCCACTGTCCTTAGCAGCTTCAGTTGCCTCAACAATACGGTCAACACTTGGGCTGTAGCGGCTAGAAACTCTAGGTAATCCAGCAACAGGGGTAAAAGGCTGTTGTGCTAACACACCCTGCTCTGCTGCTGTTGTTTGAAACCGCCCTTGTTCTTGTAATGCTCGAATGCGGCTTGCTTCTCTAGCTGCAACATCGGCTTCTAACCGTGGCGCTAACTCACCAGCAATGTTTGCCTGCATCAGTGCTTCTTCACGCAATGGAGCAGTAGCCCCTGTTCTTGCAGCCTGCGCTGCTAACAAGTCAGCCTCTGTGCCTCCGACAGTTTGTAATTCTGCTAGCCTTGCTGCTTGTTGCTCTGCCTCTCTACGAGCAAAGATAGGAGCACCTTCTGGAGTACGAGCAATTCTAGCTTGTGCTGATAATAGATTAACTGCCTCTGGAACCTCTGCTAAAGCCTGCGCTGCTGTTGGCCTACTGCCTTCAACAAGTTCATCTGCTTTGTTTAGTGCTGCTATAACCTTTGCCTTATCTGGGCCAGCAAGATCATCAAAGTATTCTTGTATAATCTTCTTTTGACCGTTTTTAGTCATGGGCTTAGACAGGTCCACTAAGAACTTAGCACCGCCTTTGATGGTCTCAACGCCGCCTTGTATGAAGCCGCCTAGAACAGCACCTAATCCCAACTGCTCAACCTTTTCAGCAGCAAAGTCTCCAAAGGCACTAGGAGCCTCTGATACAGGCTGTAGCAATGTACCAGCAGCACCTGCACCGGCACCAGCAGCTACACGACCACCGAGGGTAGTTGCCTGTGCTGCACGTTGCGCCACACCTAGAACAGGTATGTTGGCAATAGGGCTTATCACGTTACCAAATAAACGAGCACCTTCAATACCTTCTTCGCCCATCCGTTGCCGTCTTGCTTGATAGGCTGCCTCACGTTCAGCAACACCCCTCCTGCCAGCCTCACCGCCTACAATCTGAGTGATGGCCTCAAGCGGATCAACAAAGGCACCTTTTACAATTTTTCCAAAAGTTCCTATCTGTGCAGGCTCTTCTGATGGAACGCCTGTTTCAAAGAAGCCTTCATAGCTTGGTTGTGATTCTGCCTCTTGCTGTTGCACCCTAAGTCGAGCACGGGCACGGGCTAAAGCCTGTTGTTGTTCTAAGGTCATTTAAACAGTTCCTTTTCTGCCGGTGTCATTGCATTCCACTCTGCATCTGAAAGGCCTACTGGTTTTGCTGAAGCCTTTGCGTTTTGTTTACCAGTGCCTACTGGAGAAGTTGCTTTTACTTTCTGTGAAAAACCATATCTTTCTGACTGTCTAGATAAAGATTCATTTAAGTCTGCTTTAGTTCTGTTAACCCAATTACGAAGCGCAGTAGCATCTCCATATCCTGGGAACGACCTTGATGCAGCCCTCATGTCAGCATCTGAAGCAGACCCTGGTGGTAATGCCTCAATCTGTTGAAGAAGTTGACCTGCGGCAATTTTAGTTTGAGCATCTAATGTTTTAGAAGCAAATTTACCGCCAATTGTTTTTCTAGCTTCTCCCTGCGTGTAATCAATAATAGACTCAGACTGTTTAATGTCCTCATCTGTAATTTTATTTAGTTTATTTAATAAGTCCTCTGCTGATTGAAAACCAGTCCTTTGCTTACTCATCTCAGTAGCGGGAATAACCTCACCAAATTGATTAGTGTAAACGCCTGTTTTGCTGAATCCAACCTTAGGACCTTCTTCACCGGCAGCAGCAGGTTTAATACCATAAGCAGCATTACGGGCCTCAGGATCACTCATTCCCAATGCTTTTAGTTCTTTATACTTTTGATATTCTTTGCTTCCATCAGCAACAGGTTTTTCTCTTAATGATGCTTGTGCTGACGCTAATCTCTGTACTCTTAGGGCTTGTTCAGACTCTAGTCTAGCTGCTTGCACAGCAGCCTGTTGAGCCAAGGTAGTTACACCCAACCTAGCCGCAGAAGAAGATAACTTCTTAAAGAATTCTGGTGACGAAGCATCGTTATCTGAGGCTTGTAAGGCTTCTTGGTAGGCCTGCTGACCCAACTGAGCCTGCTGTAGTCTTGGGTCCTGCACTGGCGTGGTTCCAAATAAGTTTCCAACAACACCACCCAATGCGCCGCCTAACTGCTGACCAGCCCTAGCAGAACCAAGCATACTAATCTGCTGTGGAGTTAACTTAGCCTGTTCTAATAGGTTACGCTCTCTTTCAGCCTCGATAGCCTGCTGTATCAACTGAGGATTATAAGAACCAAATAATGTTTGCTCTGCCATTATATTTCCTTTAGTAAGGGCTGTAACCGCCACTGTAATCCACTACTGCTGGTCCGAATTCGCCGAGATAACCGCCTGATGTATCAATGTCAGGGTTATAACTAAAACCACTACCGCTAGTCCCGCTATACACGTCTCGTATTGAAATAGGAGCAGGTGCTTGTTTCTCGCCAAAGTTTAGGCTCTTAAAGAAACTGTTCATCAGGTTCTGACCCGCTAACTGGTTAGAGGCAATCTGCTGTTGCTGACCACCAAGTCTGGTCTGTGACGCTGCTAAACCACCACGCAGGAGTGCTTCTCCGGCAGTAGCGCCAGCAGTAGCTGTCCTGCCGCCCAACTGAGCACCAATGTCCAGTGGTTGCTGACCTGCCTTCTCAAGCAACTGAGATAAACCGAACTGGGTTTGGAATGGTGACAATGCAGTTGTTCCCAGTTTAGCTGCTTCGCCAAACAATCCAGTGCCGTAAGCAATACGGTCCCTAGCAGCCTGTTCTGCCTGTGCAGCCAATTGCAGGTCTTGTGTGCGCCTTGCATTAGCCAATGCAGCCAACTCAGGCTGACCTACATCGCCAATGTTGAGGCCTGCACGACCACGACCAAACACAGAAGCGCCTAATCTCTGTTCTTCACGCTGACGGATCGGGTCAAGCATTGCATACTGTTCTTGCAAGTATTGGTTACGAGCCTGCTCTGGAGTCTGTGCAAGGTACTGTTGACCAAGACCAAACAAGGTCTGAGCAGGTGCTACAGCCTGTTCTGCAAGCCCTAAACTGTCTCCATAGAGGGCAGAGAGTCGGTTTTGTAGGGCCTGTACCTCTGGAGATGTGGTATAGCCAGCACCTTTTAATCGCCCTTGTTCATCAAACTGAAACTGGGACTGTCCAAACCTAGTAGAGATTCCTACTGGCCTAAACCGGGCTTCTTCGGCTGCTAATTGTGCAGCACGTTCTTGAGCACTGGCTGCGGCTCTGGTTGCATCTGCTTGTTTGCTAGCTGCTGATTTTGAGGCCTGCGAACTTATTAAACTACCTCCGATTGCCGCTGCTGCCGCTATAAAAGGCATGGTATTACTCCTTAATTAAAACTTCATCAATGTTATTAATATCTGTTTCATCGGTAGCATGAATACAGTACCAAACACAATCCTCTAATGCTAAGACACCATGATGTTTATCGGCTTTGATATTAAAACAATGAGGTGCTTCAATATCAAAAACTTCATCATCTACTACAACTTTTACCTTGCCTTTAGCAAGTATTGATAGGTGGTCGTACTTGTGTTTATGCTGAATAATCTGTGTGCCTTTAGGAAACAAGCATTCTTTAGCATATAAGTTATCTGAAAAGTGATGTGTAATCATGTCTTCATAATGTAGCAAAGAGCATAGTACGGTGGCAGGTTAGCGCCTGTAGCGGACGAGCCTGAAGAAGCAGTTGTGCCAGAGTATGTATGGTCATGTGCACTAACTGAACTTGTAAGCCCTTGTGTTGCACCAGAACTTGTTGCTTGCAACTGGTATTGGTTTTGATTCCCACCCAAGGCATCGCCTACTTTTAACGTACCGCTTGGATTTGCTTCAAGTGTTCCTAATTTTGCTCCAGCATAAGTTCCACCAGAAACATAATGCTGGTGTGCTCCGTTACTAGCAGTTGTGCCACTAAAGGTATGGTCGTGACTAACAACAATAGCGTTAGCAGAACCACCAGTAGCGCCTACTGCATAGGTAGAGCCAGCGCCAACAACAAACCTATCTCTTAAGTCTGGTGTCGAGTTAGAACCATTACACAGTACCCAACCAGTAGGAATAGCTGAGGCAGAGCCGGACCAGATAATAATACCACCACTAGGTATAGCCCCTGCTACTGCTGCGGCAACAAACGCTGTAGAAGCAATTTGTGTAGTGCTAGTGCCAGCAGAGGCTGTGGGCGCTAATGGAGTCCCCGTCAGTGTAGGGCTGTTGCTGTCTGCCTTTGATGATATAGCAGAGGCAATAGCAGTAAATTCAGCATCAATCTCAGTACCTTTAATAATCTTTGCTGGATTGCCGGTGCTATAGCCGTCTTTAACTGCAAAGTTAGTTGCTTTCGTGTAATTGCTCATACTGTTTTCCCTTGTGCGACATAGACATCGATTTTCTGAATAGAAAGAGGATCACCATTTAATTCTGCTTCTAGGCCTAACTGTAGAACAGCCCCGGTGCCGCCTGCATTGACCTGAAACTGGTCTAGGACAATACCGCTAGAGAACTCAGCAATATTGTATTCCCCGATATTATACTCGTAAACTGTTCCCGTGTCAAGTGTTTTTGTTTCACTACTGTAACTTTCTTTGTAATCAAAGCCCCATTTAATGGCTACAGCATCGCCAGAGCCGCCAATAACCACAAATCCTATCTTTTTAAGGACTTTTAAGGCAGTTGGGCTACCAAAGTCAAAGTAGTTGGTGTAGTACTGTAGCCGGTAGGTAGAGGCGTTATCTAAGTGTCCAAAATACTTACCAATATACCCAGGCTTACCCAGTAGCAACTCCTTAGCCTGATTGACAAACAAGGCCTTTGGATCAAGAGCATCCCATATAGTGACACGGGCAGAACCGTCCTGAAGAGCACCCCGCATATCAAAGCAGTAAGTGACCCTAGTTGCTGGCAGGGTTAGCAAGTAAAAGGCATCCCTGTCATAGTAGACAGACTTGATGGTACTGGCTGTCTCTGAGGACACCGCAGCGATGAGATCATCACGGACGTTCTTGGACACATCCCGCATAGGTAGGGACTTCTCTTGGATGACCCGCTGGAGACTACGCACACCAGAGTCAGACAAAAAGAGAATATCTGTGCCGGTATTCTGCACAGAGTCCCTAGCGATGCAGCCTACATTGGGAATATAGTCTGCCAAGGCCAGTAAAGTGACATCTATGGGGTTGCTGTAGATAGCAATGTTGTTCCTACCAAAGATAATTAGGAAGCCGTTATGAGCCGCTAGAGCAACAATTTGGTCGTTATTAGGGAACACAGAATTGATCGATAGAGAGCCTGAGTCACCGCCTTGGAAGTCAGAGCCGTCCAAGAGCCTGCTAAAGTACACAGTCTGCCTATCACCAACAATGTCTGCCATCCAGATACGACCATAAGCAGCTAAAACACAGTTAGGCTTAAAGTCTGCTATTGAGTAGCCTGTTGGCAATGTACCAACATCGCCTAACTGCTGAAAGCCAAAGGAACCAGAATGCGTGTGTGCGTTAGTAACAGTGGTTACTGTGCTGGTCAAAGAATTACCAGCAGTGTAGCCTGTACCAGCAGTAGAGATAGTTACAGTGGCTACGCCGGTGCCGCTTAGGGTTGCTACAGTCAACTTAGCACCAGAGCCAGAACCGCCTGACATCGTAAGAACATCGCCAACACCGTAGCCAGAGCCAGCAGCGGTAACAGAGACTGCGGTAATAGCCCCGCTGCTTACTGTAGTAACAGAAAAGGTAGCGCCAGTGCCTGGAGTAGGCAGGTTGTGGTAGACCAGTACAGGGTGTCCTGTCTGTACCATATAGGCATGGGAGATAGCGTCAGCACCGTCACCATAAGGCAGAGCCGCAGCTTGCCAGTTATTACCTGTTATTGTGTAAGATACATCAGCGGTATTGGCCTGTGTCCTGACAGTCTTGGTGGTCATGGTTGTGGTGCCAGTAAACAGTTTATTGTTACCGGCACTGATGGTTTGGTTGCCGCCACCGTCAATCATCTCAAATATAAACTCTACAGCGTTAGCAGCACCTAAGTCTGTGTTGACTGCTGAGTTTACAGGTGTCCAGCCACGCCTAGCACCAATACGACCATACCTATCAATGACACAATTCTGTGCCTTCAGAGCATAGCCTGAAGACAACTGAATACTGCTTTCTTGCGTGTTTAGGCCTAGAAAGCCTGGTGCAGCAATAGTAGCGGTCTTTATTTGTTTCATTAAGTTGAACCCCAGACAAGTTCTTCAGGGTAACGATTAGCCTCAGCAGCTATGTGGTCTGCTAGAGACTGACGATAGAGTTCATAAGCCTCAACACTGTTTACACCGTTGTCCTCACCACGCTCATTTAAGGCCTTGGCGTAGGCTAGGAAGATTACAGGCTCTGAAGGAACCTTGATCCCTGTTGAAGAAGTAGACAGTTCTGCTTGTGGCTTGATGACGTTAAAGTAGATGTTATAGACACCATCAGGGACAGGATAGAGGTCTACCTGCGTATCTCCGTTGGAGTCTACACCGTTAAAGTTATAACGATCAGGAGCACCAGTCAAGACTGTTCCGCTATTTAAGAACAACTCATCCATCTTTTTAGTTGTCTCATAGTTCAGAAACCAGTCAGACTCTGCACTGATAACATCAATAACCTTAAACCGCTGACCGATGGAAGTTAAGACATAGTTAAACAGGTTAGCAGATGTGGTTACTGTCAGTGTCTCAGCCAGGGCATTCCAAGTATAAGCATCTTCAACCTGCCGTTTAGCGTCATTGACGAACCTGCCAATCAGTTTAGAATAAGCATTGTCAGTAACAGCAGTCACCTCTGGCTCACGCAAGCGAACCAAGGTTTCATTGACAAGTTCTAAGTAAGTTTTGTTAGCCATTTAACAGTCCCATTTCTTTAGTGCTAAGGCCTTCCTTGTTGGTCTGCCTTTGGAGTCCTTCATAGGGCCAGGAACGCCACTCATACGAGCACAGAAGGACTTCCTACGAGCAGCCTTCTTAGGAGACTTAGAAGCCTCTTTAGCGGATACTGGAGGCTTCAGGTTAGCGCCTTCCTTGTTCTTAAAGTATGCCCTGCCTTTGGCATTTAAGCCACCTTCTGGGTTCTGATATACTTTCTTTACCATTATTTCTTCGCAGTCTTCTTAGCTTGTTTGAATGCCTTAGCAGTTGGTGCCCCCTTGGAGCCGACCTTACGCATTTTCTCACCACTGCCTGCAGCTATCCGTTTACGTTTTGCATTGATATTTGCATAGAGTCCAGGTTTAGTAGCCACGAGAAGTACCAACTTTCTTAGTCTTTTTCTTCATGCATTTACCAGCAGCTTTGCATTTAGCAGGAGTAGGACATCCTGGGCATGGTTTAAATTGTTTCATTTTTTAGCCTTTTTCTTTTTAGACATACCAGTCATGGCTAGGCCAACAGCAACTGCCTGCTTCTGTGGCATACCTTCTTTACGGAGTTTGCTGATCTTGGCTGATGCTGCTTCTTGTTTGCCCTTCTTTGTGTAAGGGTATTTCTTTCCGTTTACCATTGGCATACTATTCTCCTTAGAATTGGAATTGGACTGCGGTTTCAGGGATAAACTCTACTGTTGCTATATAGGTTACTGTTTGAGTGCCAGAGTTTTGTACACGAATCTGATCTCCAGCCTGCATTACTACTTCGGCATTACTTAATAGTATGTACTCACCAGCACCTAAGTTCTTACCACCAACAATGAAGTATTCAGTGTTAGTAGAGACATCGTACCAATAGACCTTTGGCGTGTCGTTGCCGGTAAGACTAATAACATACATTACCTGCCAAAGACCAGTATTCTTGGTAGGAACCGTAAGAATAGTATCCTTAGTGGTAGTTGCCTTAGTTGTAACAGCGGAGACTTTTCTGCTCATATTAACCTATTTTAAGAACTAAGCTAATTAATAGAATTACAATGAAACCAGTAGTTCCAAGCAGGATCTGTTCTAGTCTCTTTAGCCTAGCATTGATGCCTGCATAGCGTTCAGCGCACACTGCTTCATGAGTATCAAGTTGTCCTTTAACTTGGTCTATTGGTGACATTATTCAGCCTCAACCCAGCTTGTCGTAGCCTCGTCCCATGTATAACGCTTTGGTGGCTCACCAGTTCCAGCGTCAGATGGCATCGGTGTTGGAGATTCCCATTGTGCTGTGGTGTCGTTTAGAACCCAAGACGCAAAAGGCTTTGGCGGCACAAACGCATCAAGACCAGCGTTGTAGGTATATCCCATGCCAGCGTAGTTCTTACGGATGTTTCCGTTGTAAGAGGTCTTAACCCAGTTGCCGCCAAACAGACGCTGGCAGAAAGCCACGCCAATGGATTCAACTTCCGTTCCGTCAGGGATTGAGGTGTCTTTGTTGTCGACTACGATAACTCGTAGCACGACATTGTTGCTATCGATTTCAGCGAAATGCGCCATCTAATTCTCCTAATTGCAGTCCAGTTAAATCCATTTCTTCCCCGACATTACCAACAGGGAATGTGTTAAACGACAGGCTAATACGGGTCTGGTCAGATTCCACGGTAGGAACCATGTGGGTCAGGCTTGACGGAAAGAGTACCAAGTCGCAAGACCCAACCTCAAACCACCACGACTCCGAGTTCCAGACATTCCAATCGCTTGGCGGGAACTTAATCTGCTGATAGCCGTTGCGGTAGAAGTAAATCCTGTCCTTTGCTTTATCAGCTTGCACATAAAATACGCCAGACACAAATGAGTTTGGGTGTTCGTGCTTGTGGTGGTACTGACCCTGCTCTGTGTAGTTCGTCCACGACTGAGTAATTTTGAGATTAACCTTGTGCTTTGGGTTGTAAACCGTGGTGAAGTATTCCGACACTTTGGTTTCAATAAAGTCCCGCAACTGGGTCAGTTCCTTGGCTTTCAGAATCGTGTTGTTAATACTGGTTGTGTTACCCATGTTATTGCGTGTCTCTTGCTTTTTAAGAAACGACAATTCTTTAGCAGTTAAGTCACGGTCTAACTTGTAAATCGCAACCGGCGTTGGGAATAGGTTATGAATCATGCGGCCTTCTGTTCTGCAATCATCTGTGCAACTTGGGCTTTGGCTTGCGCCTCTGGGCTACCAGTTAGTTCAGCAATCTGTTCTGGCAACCATACGGTATTGATGGAGTCCTCAAATGCTTTAATCTTCTCCATTGTATCCAAGACTTCTTCCCACTTGGGACACGGCCTTGGGTCTTCCCAGTTGCTAAAGTGAGAGTTTGTAATCTCCCATTTAGCACCGGGACGAAGCAAATGCATCGCCGTGTCGATTCCGTATAGTCTGTAAATCTTGGTTTCCATTAGCCCCTCTTATTGGTTTATTTTAATGATGACGATGCCTGAGCCGCCTGTGCCACCTGGTGAACCACCCGCACCGCCACCGCCACCGCCGCCAAGGTTTGTGCCTCCAGCGGTTCCTGTTCCATTTACTGCGCCATTACCGCCGCCACCAGTTCCACCAGTTCCAGCGGCGGCTCCGTTTGACCCACCACCGCCGCCACCTGAGTATGTGACGCTGCTCCCACTAATAGACGATGCTGAACCATTTCCACCATTTCCACCAGTTGAGCCAGAGCCAGCGGTTCCAACGGCAGACGCTCCACCACCCCCACCACCAGCGTTTTGGGTGTTATTTTGACTTCCATTACCACCATTATTTCCTTGGCTTGGAGAGGTTGATGGAGTATTCCCAGAGCCACCGGGGTTTAATGTTCCAAAAGGAGGAGCATCACTACCACCACCACCACCACCAGAACCGCCAGAGCCACCCGGAGTTGATGCTGCCGAAAATGAACCGCCTCCTCCACCACCAGCGGAGACAATTCCCGGCGACGCAAATGGAGATGGGCTTGTACCGCCAACAATTGAAGATGGATTTCCTTGTCCTGCTACTATTGCAGGGAATGAATTTGTTGTAGAACCACCACCACCAACTGTAATTGTATATTCCGTTCCAGCGGTCACGGATTGAGATGTTCCTGTGCGAAAACCACCACCACCTCCACCACCACCGTTAGCCCCTGCACCACCGCCGCCACCAGCAACAATCAAATAATCAATAGAAGTCACGCCAGTAGGTGCAACCCACTTGCTAGAACCTTTGAATGTGAATACAGTTTGAACAGGTGCTGTGTATTTTAGGATGACGATACCTGAGCCGCCTGTGCCGCCGTTTCTTGCGGTAGAAGGAGTCTGAAACGAACCACCACCACCTCCACCACCCGTGTTGATACTTCCACTTCCACCAACAGCGTTTTGTGCGGCATTTCCACCGCCTCCCGTTCCCCCAGAACCAGCAGTTGCAGAGGTTCCGTAAACGCCTCCCCCGCCACCACCAGCATAAGTCGTGGATGACCCAGAAATTGTTGAGGCGGTTCCGTTGCCACCATCTCCTGCGTCCGAGGAAGTGCCATTACCTCCAACATTTCCAGCACCCCCACCGCCTCCACCAGAAACTCCAGCCGGAGATTCACCATTTCCGCCAGCGCTTCCTTGTGATGGAGATGTGCTTGGAGTGTTGCCATTTCCGCCTAAACCACCCGCAGCCGAACCGCCACCGCCCGACCCACCATTTTGACCATTCGTTCCGTCCCCAACTGAACCGCCCCCGCCGCCATACGCTTTAAGAGTATTAGTTCCAGCGCCTGATGGGTTTTCGGCAATAGGTGAACCAGCAATAGACGAATCGCCTCCAACACTTCCATCTTGACCCGCCGCAGAAGCAACACCACCAACACCACCGTTTCCGACAGTAATAGTGTAGTCAGTTCCAGCGGTAACCGCTAGATTAGTACCTGTTCTAAAGCCACCAGCACCACCACCACCAGAACCATTACCATTATTGGTGTTCGTGGAACCACCCCCACCACCGCCAGCAACAATCAAGTACTCAACATTAGTCACACCTGTTGGGCAAGTCCATGTGGATGTAGCAGTAAAGGTTTGAACAATTGTGTAGCCAAGAATAGGCCAAGTACCAGCCTTCTTATATTGCAATGCCTCTTGTAGCGTCCATACGCCTTTAGCAGACGATGTTGTAACCGTTGGTGGCGTGGCAGAAATTATCCCACCGGGATAGCGCAGTCCCATATATTCTCCTTAACTGCTGATTTCTTCCCAAGAGCAAGTGACCACAAGATCATTTGCCGCACTTGCAGTTGCACCAATAGACTTATCTTCTAACAAATAAAAAGATGTAGTCTTATCAGTAACGATCAAACTTGCGTCCGCAGGGACAACAATTGTTGACGCAATCGCCGTTCCTGTTCCACCCAAATCGTCTTGAGAGAATATCTTGATTGTAATTTCAGCGTTTGCAGTCCCATCTACGTTAGCAACCACAATGCTATTGATCTTATAAACTTTTCCGCTGCTTGCGGCATTGTTTACAAGAGCCGTAGCAAACGGATCTGCAGTTGACGAAATTAAATTTGTCGATGTGTTACCAAGAATGGTAGCGACACTGACTATATTTGGGTTTGCCATGTTTACTCCTTAGAATCCAAAGATCATTGACATTGCGATTGCTTTGCCTGTAGTAACGCCGCCGCTGGGCGTTGCAAAAGAAAGAGTGCCTGAGCCATTTGTTTTTAACACTTGGTCTGTTGTTCCGTCTGTCGTTGGCAACGTAAATGTATTAACAAACGATGTTAGATTACTGTCGTATGCTTGTACATCTGTTCCAATGGTTAGACCAAGGGAAGTCTTTAGTGTTGCTCCAGACTCTACAACAAAGTTAGTACCATTACCAATTATAACAGCATTATCCGTTGGTGTCAAGCCAGCAATATCAGCAAGTTGGGCATCGTAGCCCTGTACATCTGTACCGATAGTTAGACCTAGAGAAGTCTTTAAAGTTGCTCCAGACTCGACAACAAAGTTGGTTCCGTTGCCAATAATGACCCCATTGTCTGTAGGGGTAAGGCCAGCAACATCAGCCAACTGTGCATCATAAGCCTGTACAGAAACACCGATTGCAGCAGACTTCAGGATTGTAGCATCGGCAGTTTCAAAACTAGAGGAAGTAAATCCGCTGTCTTTGATTAGTTTACCGCTTACTCCGTCAAAGGCTACAAAGCGATTATTAACAGCAGAGGAGGGACCAGTTACATCGCCAGCGCCAGAGCCAGATGCGCCCTTCTCAGCTAGAGTGTCCCAATAAGTAGTGTTAGTAGGTAGATTACCAGTAGAAGCCAACTTACAAACATAAGAAGATCCATTATAGCTGACTGCATCATCCACTGCGTATGTTGTACCGCCAGCGTAGGCACCTAGCCAGTTAAGTCCTGCTGGTCCAGTAGCACCAGTAGCCCCTGTAGAGCCTGTAGAGCCAGTAGCACCTGTTGGGATGCCTAAGGTTAGGGTATAGGTACCAGAGTTGTAAGAGGCTGTTGCACTAGATCCTGGCGATAGCGTAGTAGCCGTAGCCGTGAAGTTAGTGGCTAGGTTGATTGAGTCATCACGAGCAGCTTCGGCTGCGGCCTGCGCTGTCTCAGCGTTGGTTTCTGCTGTCTCAGCGTTTGTCTCAGCAGTCTGGGCATTGGTAGCTGCGGTGCTGGCAGTAGAGGCTGAACTTGAAGCCGCTGATGCACTGTTTGATGCGTTGGTTGCGGAGGTAGACGCTGCGGTAGCACTAGCAACAGCTTGGTTAGCGTAAGTTAGTGCTAACTGTGCGGTATTAGCAGAGTCTGCTGTCGCATCTCCTGAACCGCCTGGACCACGATAGATAGCCATAGTTTATTTTCCTTAAGGCTTATACAGCGGAATAAAACCACCAGCATCGGTAGAAAATGCTGTCATAGCCGAAGTTGTTAAAGCCTGAACTGGAACATAATCGAGCCAGGCTATTTGAGAAGTTGTTGGTGTAATCTGGTTAGCAGCGATAGCACCGCCAATATCGTAACTATTTAAAGCAGTAGGTTGTGTGGTGGTAAGTGTAACAGGGATGTAGTCTAACCAGGCAATCTGAGCAGTTGTTGGCGTAATCGTAGCCACTGTCATCTGACTTAGCTGTGTAGTCGTTAGTATTGCAGGGAAGGTGTGAGGTATCATCTTATTTCCTCTATATTGTTTTCTTTAACACCCTTAGCAAAGATGCTAAAGAAAAGCCTCCTAAGAGGCAAAACCGTAAGGTTTAGAATGCTGGGCGAACTACAATAAAATCTACGATTGCGGGAGCAAGATTTACTGCGCCAGCAGTGTTATTTAGAACCGTCAGAGTGACCGTATTAGCAGCAGTTACTGCACCAGCGATAACGGTGTCTACAGTATCTACAGCAATAGAAACACCCATAACGATGTCGCCAAGAGCAACACCAGGAACTGTTACATCGACAGAGGCAAATGTACCAGAACCGACAGAAGCGTTTCCGAAGTCAACAGACTCAGAATGAGTCCACATCTCAGAGAACAAACCCTGAAACTGGGAACGACCTTGATTGATAGGCATAATAATCTCCTTAAGTGATTAGAAGGGGACCAGCCTTGTGAGCTAGTCCCCGATTGTTATTCCTGATTAGGCAGGAACAGCAAGAGCCACAGCGGAGGTATCACGCAACTCGCCAACACCGTAGAGCGTGTCAGCAGTCAACAGGGTACCGAGGTACTCTTGTTTGTACTGGGTCTGAACACGAACACCAAGTTGGTCAACCAGAACAAATGCCTCTGGGTGTGCCAACAGAGCAATACGGGTGGT